GTTAAAACAAAAAGGCAAGGACGGGAAAGACGATAAAGGCGACAAAAGAAAACCATCGGAAAGACTAGAAGAACTAATCAAAAGTTATTATGATTATACTACTAACAAATTTCCAAAAGGCGAAACGGCAGTTTTAACTTCCGTAGAAAAAGAATTTGGTGAGAAGAGTTTACCATTTGCAGAAAAGATGATTACAAAATTGTTTCATAACCAAGACGACGAAATGTCTCGTGTAAAACAATTGGCTGGTATCCCCCAGTAAATCCACTTTTTCGGCAAATAAGAACTTGACTTACTAAGTAGAACGTAGTATAATGTTTAACATGTGCTACTATTATTAATAAGGCAAATAAGAACTTGACTTACTAAGTAAAAGATAGTATCATGTAACATGTGCTACTATTAACAAGGCACAAGCAACGAAGGCTTAAAACAACTTAAAGGAGGCTATAATTATGGCAACACTAGCAGAAATTCGTGCAAAATTGAAAGAACAAGAGAATCGCTCTTCAGGTGGTTCAGGCGGCGGCGACAACGCAATTTACCCATTTTGGAATTTAAAAGAAGGTGAGTCGGCAACGATTCGTTTCTTACCAGACGGAGATGAAGATAATACTTTTTTTCTGGAAAGAACGATTGATGATCAAACTACCTTTTGCAGGAGTTTCGAATCAGTCTGATTCGCGACCTATACAAGTGCAAGTTCCATGTATGGAAATGTATGGCGAAACTTGTCCTGTACTTTCAGAAGTACGTGGTTGGTTCAAAGATAAAAACCTAGAAGATATGGGACGTAAGTATTGGAAGAAACGTTCATATGTATTCCAGGGCTTTGTAACTGATAACCCTCTTAGCGAGGATACCACTCCAACAAATCCAATTAGACGTTTTATTATTGGACCTCAAATTTTCCAAATCATAAAGGGTGCATTAATGGATCCTGACATGCAAGAAATGCCAACCGACTATACAGCAGGTGTAGACTTTAGAATTTCTAAAACTTCTAAAGGTGGTTATGCAGACTATTCAACTTCAACTTGGGCACGTAGAGAGCGTCCATTAAATGAAGATGAGTATAAAGCTGTAGAAGATCATGGCTTGTATACGTTAAACGATTACTTACCTAAGAAACCAGGCGAAGTAGAAGTTGCCGCTATCAAAGAGATGTTTGAAAAATCTGTAGATGGCGAAGCGTATGACATGGAAAAATTTGGTAGTTATTTCCGCCCAGCGGGAATGTCGGCTCGTACAGGAGATCCTGTTAAGGCCGCAACTCCAAGTCCAAGTCCAACTCCGGTAACTCCAACTCCGGTAACTCCAGCAGTAGAAGCATCAGCTACTACTAACGCAGTTGCTGAAGAAGTAGCACCGGCAACGGATAATAATAAAGCGGAAGACATTTTAAAAATGATCCGCTCACGTCAAACCAACTAATAGTGTTATGCAGGGTGGCTGGAAACAGTCACCCTCATAATAATTGGACAAGGAGAAATTATGACCAATAGAGCATTCGACGTTTCTAAGTTTCGTAAAAACTTAACAAAATCTATTACAGGTATGAGTTCAGGCTTTAACGATCCAACTGATTGGGTCAGTACCGGTAATTATGCACTAAACTATCTAGTAAGTGGTGACTTTAATAAAGGTGTTCCTTTAGGCAAAGTTACTGTATTTGCTGGAGAATCAGGTGCAGGTAAATCATACATTTGTGCAGGTAACATTGTCAAGGCGGCACAAGATCAAGGGATCTTTGTTGTACTAATTGATAGTGAAAATGCATTAGATGAAAAATGGTTACAAGCACTTAATGTAGACACAGACGAAAAGAAAATCCTAAAACTTAACATGTCGATGATTGACGATGTTGCTAAAACTATTAGTACCTTTATGTCAGAATACAGAGAAATGGCTGATACAGACCGACCTAAGGTGTTGTTTGTTATTGATAGCTTGGGTATGTTACTAACACCAACTGATGTAGATCAGTTTAATAAGGGTGATATGAAGGGTGATATGGGTCGTAAACCTAAAGCACTTACTTCATTAGTACGTAATACCGTTAATATGATTGGTTCACATAACGTAGGACTAGTATGTACTAATCACACTTACGCATCACAAGATATGTTCAACCCAGATGATAAAATTAGTGGTGGACAAGGATTTATCTACGCATCTAGTATTGTAGTTGCAATGAAAAAACTAAAACTTAAAGAAGATTTAGATGGTAAAAAAGTAACTGATGTAATGGGTATTAGAGCCGCTTGTAAGGTTATGAAAACACGTTATGCAAAACCTTTTGAAGGCGTACAAGTTAAAATACCATATGAAACAGGCATGGATCCGTACTCAGGGTTAGTTGATTTATTTGAGAAGAAAGGCCTACTAGTACAGCAAGGCAATCGACTTAAATACGTTGATTCAACTGGTAAGGAAACTCTTGAATATCGAAAAGACTGGTCAGGCGAGAAGTTAGACATAATTATGAATAACTTCGATTCTTTTCAAACTAAAGAATCCGAAACAGAAGATGAGAATACTAACATAGAAACTGTTATAGAGGAGTAAGGATTATATGATAGAAAGTGGATCACATGTCAGCGAAATTTGGCAATGCTTTAAAGAGTATGTTGACAAAAAAAGCATGGAAACCGTTGCAGAACGCTATGTTGATTTATGTGCAGATTTTGGTTGTTCCGATGAAGACTTCCGAGATGCAATAGGACATGATAGTGACTTAGACAAAGCTATATCTTATTATCTTGAAGACGAAGAACAAGATTATGACGACGATAGCGAGGACGAGGTCTATTAATGGGCTGGTATTCAGACGTTGCAAAAAATATTAATAAGATACCTGCGGCAATAGGATATTTTGAACATGAGCTTGAAGAAGCAAAAGCTGAAATACGTATCAAAGGTAGTATTGAAAATG